AAACTATTTCCATGAATTCCAATACCAAAAGTATTGTATTCTTTTTCTAAATTAGATTTTTGCTCTTTAAATGATGCATTGTTATGATCTTGCAAAGTATAAGGAATCTGATTTCTATTTAAGTTTGCTTCTAGTGATATATTTTCATCAATCAATAATGGTGTTTTGGATATCTCAGAGCTTGGATACACATTTGCATTGGTATCAGGGTTTATTCCATCGTTAATTGTAGGTTCGTTGTAACCTGAAGAGCCTCTATGGTCCTGGTTAGCTTGATTTGCTGTATCTAGGTATTTATTTAATCCAGGAAATCCATCGTCACCTGATAGTAAAGGATAATTACCTTCTTGATATTGTTTAAATCTTTTATCATCTATTGGATTTCTATTTTCTAAATCTTCAGGATGCTCTTTTGTAATTTTTCCACGAGATCCTATTGTGTCAGAAATCCTTAAGTTATTTGTATTTGAATAATGAATTCTTTCAGGAGCTTTAGGTACGGGAAGTTCATTCTCAAAATCAAATATTTGATTAGGTTTATATTTATGTTTTTTTGACGCTTCTAAACTTTGCTCAATAGTTCTATAATGCACAGGATTTTTTTTAGTATTCTTGTTTATGAAATCTACACTATTTTCTTCAATCTTTTTAGCTTCTTCTTGTAATGATAGTGTGTAATCGTGTAATTGTTTTCTGTGCTTTGCCTTGAGTCTAGCAATTGGATCGTCTAATAGATAAGGTAAATTTTCTTGCTCAACATCATTCTTGTGAAATTTAAGTAAGTGAGCTTCAATAGATAATTCTGACTGATCCTCGTCTTGACGTACTTTCTCAAGAATTTTATTAAAAGGATCCTCATTCTCATAAATATTAACACCACTACCGCCTCTGCTTTTGCCACTTAAGCCAAAAGGAGCATTCCCAGGAGAAAAAGGTGACGGTTGATATCCTCCGCCTACTCCTCCAAATCCAGAAGCTGTTTTAATATTCTTAGACATAGCTATTATTTTCTTATATAAAATTATCTAAACCTTCCACTGAGATTTACTAATTTTGAGCTTGGAAGTCTAGACATAATCTTTGATGTTGTGCACTCATATGAAACTGCTGCTACTGCATCACAAATGTCATCTTTATAACCTTTGAGCGCTTCAATATAGAATCTTTTGCCTTTCCATATTTTTTGAAGATATTGAAATTGAATTTTTGCTTCTTGAACTTCATTGAGATCTATTTTTTTGCCTGACGCATCTTCATTAAATCCAGAAGAAAGATCGTACACATCAATTCTGTCTTCTCTAATCAATTGTGAAAGTTCAGAATAAATCTTTTCTTTATATTCTTTATTAAATTGTCTCTCTACAATAGGTACCCCACGAGCTTGCAGTTTGATAACAGATGTTTGTGAATTCCACTGGTCAATACTAACTTGCTTAAATCTAAATTTAGCATGTAAACTAATGACATACTCTTCAACTTCTCTTTCAGATACGGGTTGATTTTTAGACATAGGATTCCAGAAATGGATATGGTCAATAACAACCCTTTTTAATGGTTTAAAGTCTGGGCCAATGCTGTTATATATACTTTCTGCATGAGCTACTACTAAAGCATAATAATCAGATGTTCTTGCTGGATCTAAGTGACAATAATATTCATAAAGGCCATCAGACTTTTCTTTTCTAGGAACCATTGACATAGAACTGAACATTCTTTGAATATCATCTGGAGAAAACATTGGATCTGAAGAAGCAGCTCCAAATTCAGCTCCATATTGCATTTGAAATTCAACTGGGTTCTTCTTTTTCTCGCCTTCAAGATATTCTTTATCAATGTTAGGATTTGATAGCCAAGTAGGCATTCTCATGATTAATGTTGATGGATCATCTAATCTATTTTCATGCAAATCATAAAGTAATCCAAGTGGGCCTTTTGGGTTTGAAAGCATCATAATTTTGCCGTCTCTACCAAATGTAGCTAACGATGGCTTCAAATCATTATAAAGGGCATAATCAACGCCAGAATCAGGGCTATCGCCAGCCATAGCAGCAATCTCGTCCATAATGATGCACCAACAAGTAAGACCAACAAGGCCTGATGCACTACTAGAACCACATTTAAGAACAAGAGAGCCTGAAAATGGATTCATACCTTGATTTATTCTGCGATCATTTTCTCTTCTATCATTTTCAGTATAGAATCTCATTTCAAGCTCATTATCTTTACCGATATATGGCTGAAAGAATGGAGAAGACAAAACAGTATTCTTTATTTTTGCAAAGATAGCATTTTTAGCCTGTTCTTCATTTTTAGCTACATTGAGAAGTGTGATCTGATCAAATTCCATCAAACCATATCTTGCTTGAGGATGACCCATTGCAATTAGTCTATATAGCTCATACAGGGCAATAGCTGAAACAAGGAACGATTTTCCTGAACGTCTTCCAAGAACTAGAACAAGCTCTTGAAATTTAAATCTTTTTTCACATTTATCAAGAATTTGCTTTCTTACTTTTTGATCTAACTCTTCTGCAAAAAATAAGTCTCTCTCACATTGATAATTTTCAATAATTGGTCTTTGGGAGAGTTCGTTGATTATTCTCTCTGCATCAGGGTTAGTTGCTTCTTCTTTAGCAACTCTGTATCTTTCTTGTTTAACATCATCTGGTAATTTATTACATATAAGACATGGAGAATTTTCAACTGTAAAAAGAGGCTTTATAAATTTGCCTTCTTTTCTTTTCTTCATCACATCTATTTCATTTTTGCTTATATGTTCCCAAACACAACCTTTACAAGAAGTTCTTTCTTCTTGTGGGACATCATTGAAAAATATATTTGTATTGCCTTCTTGCCCCATATAGAAACATTTTAATATAAGTCTCTGCCAGGGGTGGGGTTTAAGATTACAAAAGAATGGATGCTCAATAAAAGTTACAATGTCTACAATTTGATCTGGATTAAATCTAGTTTTTTCAGGAGTAACTGGAGGAGATACTTCTGTTCTTGTTTGAGGAATGATTTCATCTTCAAAATCAGCAGCATATTCTGAATCTTTAAAAAGCTCAGTAACATTATTAGCTTGCTGCAAAAGTTGTGTCTTATAGTCTATATGATTTTGTTTTGCAGTATTTATTTTTCTCATTATTTATGACAAGTCAAGTAGATCCAATATTTATGAATATACTCTTCATAAGAATTTTGTATTGAATAATCTACTTTCTTAAATCCTATCTTAAAAAGATCATCAAATAGGTTATTAGGATCTGTCACCCTAACATCATATTCCCCATGAGAGCCAGAAGCATTGTAAACATTGTCATAATAACCTGCTACAGGAAGCTGACTAGGAAATATTCCAACTTGGCTCTTCATTCTTACAAACCAGTGATTTGGAAATGCTCTTTCTTTCAAGTTCTCTCCAAAGCCCATTTGAAAAGTGAAAACACCATCTGTTTTCATTACTCTATAAATTTCTTTAAGTAACTCTAACCTAAATTTATGAATTGGAATGTGTTGAAATACTAGAGTAGATATTACAAAGTCAAAAGATTCATCATTAAACTTTTTAAGATTTCTGCCTGAGGTTTTATGAAAGTGATATTTAGAGTTTTGAAAATTTTTGATATTTTCATCAATATTTTTTTTACTTAAATCAACACCATGTAGTTCTTTCCAGTTTGCTAGACCATCAAGATTCTTTAGATTTCTTCCTCTAGATGTGCCAAAATCAAGGGCAGATTTATCTTCCCATTTTTCAGGTTCAGAAGAAATAGGCTTTAATAAAATATCCCAATACAAGGGATTTAAGTCGTGTCTGTCATAATCTGAAGTGCCAAATGATGTTTCTTCATATAACATTTCTAAATATTGACTCAATTCATCGTTATCAAGGCTAAAAAACATTAGTTATCCTGTTGAATTTTTTGGCGTAAGAATTGGATTTCATCTCTAATTCTTTTTTTATCAGCTTCTGTTTCCATATCATTATGAAGTTTAGAAAGAATTTCAAAAATGTTGATAGCATAAATTCCAGCATTATCTCTAGTTTCCTTAAGATAAAGAATCTTTGAAATTAATTTTTCAACCATAGCAGCACGTCTTAATTTAAGATCATTGTTTTTACTACAGTCCATTCCTCTAACATCATCTAATTCTACAAGTAAAGCAGTTAGTGCAAGTTGTTGCTCTCTGAAAATCCAAGGTGTAATTAATTCTTCTCTTTGCTCATAGTTTTTAAGACCAGACGTTGAAATTTTCTTGAAATCACAATGCTGCTCCATATGAGTGTTAACTTGCATCCAGTTCAGTTTAGCATCAAAATGTTTAGCAAAAAAAGTAATTACTGATTGAACTTTTCTGCCATTGTCTAAAAAAACATGCTCAGCTAAATCTCTAAATGGGGATGTGCAAATGGTACATCTAGGTTCAAGAAATTGAGGATATGAAATATCACTCATATTATCTTGTGGCAAAGGAATTAGGGGAAGCTCTCCTTCTTTTAAGTGAGCAAACATCCGTGAAGGCTTCTTTGGA